CAGCAGTGTTTGCTTATGGAAGTGCACATGTTGCTGAGGAACAAAAACAGGGTAAATATATCCCATTACCTTGGGAAACAACTAATAACAAAGTATTTGATAAATCAGATATTAAATACACAGATGGAGACAACACATAATGGATATAAGTGAAATCATGTCAAGGCTTGACGATATAGAAGCCAAAGTGGATACTCTTATTGCAAGAAAGCAAGAAGAGGAAAAAGAATTTGAACCAGAATATACATACGAATATTATTCATCATATATAAATGAAATTGGTGGTGAAAAAAGAAGAGCTGAAGTATGTAAAAGAGGCGATGGTGTTTGGTGTGTTGAAAAATACATCAATGATGACCTAATGGAATTATTACCCTTACCTGGTAAAGCAGAAATATATGCAGAAAATGCTGCAGAGAATTTTGTAATATTAAATTAATTACTCGACCAGGTCTCATCAACGCAACTCCTTATCACCCGCGGAGACCTGGTCACTTTACATTCAATGAAAAATGTGTTATAATATATAAATCAATAATTAAGGAGAAATATGGCAGTTAAAAAAAGAAAAAGAGGTCCAAGTCTAGATGAAAAATATCTAGGTGCAGAACCAATCTTTACCCCAGAACAGGATAATACCGATATGAAAGCTTGGACAAAAGCTGCACATTGGTATAATTATTTTTATAAATCAAAGGATTATATGCCAACAACTTTGCTATTTGCAAAGGAACATTGTGGATATAATAAAACAAAACTTTCAGTTTTAAAACGATTACCCGCCTGGAGATATATGCAGGTCAATAAACCTATTAAATTATTATATAGAGGTTGGCCATATGATGAAGACGCTATTGGTTTAATGAAAGAATTTATTAACGAAAGATATAAAGAGGCTTTAAAAGAAAAGAAAGTCGAAGAGGCCAAAAAGGCAAATATTGTTATTATAACACCAGCTGAACGAACAAGGAGAAAAGTCCTTGATACCATATATGCTGATTGGGATACCGAAATTGTTGAAGGTTGGTTAGAAGGAGATTATAACAAGAAGTTTTCTGCATATAATCGATGGAAAATGCATGGATTAAAAGGTAATGCAATAAACATGTTTAAAGCGTTACTAGACGCTGAGCATGAAAACATCAGTGCGGCCTATGATAAATCATGTGACCAATGTGTAGAAGCTTATTCACATCTAACAAAGGGTGAAAAAAGAAAAATTTTAAAACAATTCGAAGATGTATACGAGGACCTTGAAAGATTAAGGTTATCATTTAAGGCTTCAAAAACACCTCGAACAAGAAAAGCAAAATCATCGGATGCTCAAGTGGCAAAACTACAGTATTGTACTGAAGATATTGACGCTAAGCTTACTTCAATCAACCCAATAATGATACCGGGTAAACACAAGTTATATGTTTATAATACGAAACAAAGAAAACTTGCTGAATATGTAACCACTGCAACGTCAGGGTTCGAAATATCTGGTACATCAATTAAAAACTTTGATAAGAAGGAAAGCAAAACAGCAACACTACGAAAACCTGATGAAGTATTACCAATGATTTTAAATAAAACTGAGAAGCAACTTGAAAAGATTTGGGATACTATTACTACTAAAATTACTAACCCCACAGGAAGAATTAATTCTGACTGTATATTAATGAGGACATTCTAATGTTAACAGTAGGTCAAAAATTCCCTGAATTCTCACTGCAGGGAATTGATAAAAACAATCAATTTGTGAGAGTCGGTGTAGATGCAAGTTATCAACCTTTGAAAAAAGATTGGTCTGTAATTTACTTTTATCCAAAAGACTTTACCTTTATCTGTCCAACAGAAATTGCTGGAATGGATGCTCTGGTAGAGGACGCAAATGTAATCGGTATCAGTGGCGATAACGAATTCTGTAAATTAGCATGGAAAAAAGAAAATGAATTAATAGGTAATATTAATCATACTCTTGCTGCTGATTGTGGACTTGGTTTATCACATGCCTTAGGTATTGTCAATGAAGAGGAAGGTGTTTGTTATAGAGCAACCTTTATTATTGATAAGGATTCAGTTGTACAACATGCCTCAATTAATGCTCTCGATACAGGTAGGAATGCCAATGAAGTATTAAGAACATTAAAGGCATTACAAGCAGGTGGTTTAACTGGCTGTGCATGGGACGAAGGCGATGAGTTTGTCGGTTGAGATAGAAGGTAAAATAATGACCAAAAAGAGATTTTCTCTTGCGGTTGAAAAGATAGTGGCAACTAGGCCTGGTGTTTCATACATTGATGCGGCAGTTGCCATAATCGAAGACAGAGGTATGGATTATTCTAATCTGAAAAGGTTATTGACTCCATCACTTAAATCTAAAATCGAAGAAGAAGCTAGTAGCTTAAATTTAATCAAAGGTAAAAAGGCAAATAAATTACCAATATGATTGACCCATTTGAATCCTATAAATTATATAATGCATTAAAATTACACTTTGAAACTGATTACGATGCTGTAAAATATAATTTTAAAACTAATGTTTCGGCCAAATCTTTCTTAAATAGAAAGGACAAATATTTCTTTGCCAAAATAGCCAAAACATATGAAAAGGATTTAAAAGGATACTATGTGGCTAATTTCAAAAACGATGTCTCTTATGTAGGAGAAATGGTTAATGAAGTTGGCGAAACTAATTATATCAAACATAGAAAAACACTTGAATCGCTATCGCGTGTGTTTCAAAATGATATAAATAAACTAACAGAAGAACAACCAGAGTTTGATGACCTATTCAAATCAGAAGATGGTCAACACCCACTGGTAATTCAACTGTGGATGCAAGAAGAGATTAGTTTAGAGACTGTTGTTATTCTTAATTCCTTAATAGGGTTTATACCTCGGGAGTCTAAAAAAATATCAGATACATTAATTTGGCCTGATATTAAAAGGAAAATCGAAAAGTATAGTCCCTTCGTAAATTTCAATAGTACTAAGTGCAAACTTATTTTACTAGAGGGGTTTACAAATAACGCTTAATGTGTTATAATATAACTCTATATTATGTGTAAGTGGATAATTCAGTAATACAATGCAATACAAGGAGAAATACAATGTCATTTGCAAACTTAAAGAGCTCGCGAGGCTCGTCAATCGACAAACTCGTTAAGGCTGCGGAAGCAGTATCCACCAAACCAGAAACTACATCTTATGAAGATGATAGACTATGGAAGCCAACCAGAGATAAAGCAGGAAATGGTTACGCTGTAATCAGATTTTTGCCGGCAAAGGAAGGCGAAGATTTACCTTGGGTAAGATATTGGGACCACGGTTTCAAAGGTTCTACCGGTTTATGGTATATCGAAAATTCCTTAACATCTATAGGACAGCAGGACCCAGTATCAGAGTCAAACTCTTTACTATGGAACTCTGGAAGAGATGAGGATAAGCAAATCGCTAGGGAAAGAAAAAGAAGATTACATTATGTATCTAATGTGTTAATTGTTTCAGACCCTGCAAACCCTGAAAACGAAGGAAAGGTCAAACTGTACAAGTTTGGTAAGAAAATCTTTGATAAAATAATGGAAGCAATGCAACCTGCATTTGAAGATGAAACACCTATTAATCCTTATGACTTCTGGGAAGGCGCTGACTTTAAGATTAAAATCAGAAAGGTCGAAGGTTGGGTAAACTATGATAAATCAGAATTTGCCACACCAAGTGCTTTATTTGAAGGCGATGAGTCTAGATTGGAGACAGTCTATAATCAGTTACATAATTTACAGGACTTTTTAGACCCTAAAAATTATAAAACATACGATGAGCTAAAAGCAAAACTCAATAGAGTATTAGGAGTAGATGCTGGAATGGTTGAAACAGACCCATTTGAAGCAAATGCACCTACTGCAGAGGCACCATCTATGACTGAAGCCGATACTTCATTTCCACCAGCAGATGATAACAATGAATCAGAAGATGATACATTAAGTTATTTTGCTAAATTGGCTAAAGAGAGCTAAAGAGCTCATTAGAGCTAGTGCTTTCGGAGGGGACTATATGTCCCCTTTTTTTATCTGTCGTCTTGGAGTGAGTCAGATAATGTGGATTGATTTTGTTGAATTAGAATTGTATCGC